CAAGAATGGAATACTGATACAATATAATGGCGAAGAGAAATTATTGGGAAGAGTTAAAGTCAGAAATAGACAGGGGTAAGAAAGGTTTTAACAAGGGTATTCCTTTTGAAGGCTTTACTACTTTAAGTGACTATATCAAGAATATTCAACAAGGCAGATATGATTTAATATTTGCTGGTACTGGTTGGGGTAAAACTGCTTTTGTAAACTCTACTTATGTTTACGGAGCAATTAATTTTCTGCAGAATAACCCTGGCTATGTTCATGATTTAGAGATTATTTATTACTCTTTAGAGATTCCTCCAAAAGATCAAATGGCTAAACATATTGCAGCGTTAATATGGCAAGAACATGGGATTTTGACATCTAAAGATGAGATTACATCAAAGGGTAATTTAACAATCAGACCTGAAGTAGAAAGATTATTAGATACTTATGAAGAACAAATGCAAGAGATAAACAGCAAGTATATACACTATCGTAGCAGTTTAAATCCTGATTATCTTTATAAAGATCTAATAACTTATGCTGAAAAACGTGGTCAAGTTATTAGAAACGAGGATGGTTTAATACTACAATACATTCCTCATAATCCTGGTTTAATAACTTTAGTAGTAATAGATCATATTGGTCTTATAAATTATAATGGCTTTAAAGATCTTAAAGAAGCTATTGACAAAGCATCAAGAACTTTAGTATTCTTCAGAAATATGTTCAATTTTAGTCCTGTAGTAATCGCACAGATTAATCGTGGCTCAGAACAAATGGATCGTAGAGAAAACGAAAGCTGGATGCCAATGTTAAGTGATATCAAAAACACTAGTAATATATCAGAAGATTGTAATACTGCTATCGGTATATCAAGTCCTTTTTATTACAAAGTAGATACTTGTTTAGGTTATGATATCACAAAGTTTAAAGATCGTTATAGACTAGCCAAGATTTGTAAGAATCGTGATGGTGAGTCTAATAAACTAGCTAGCTTTTTATTTATAGGCGAGTATGGCGGGTATTATCAACTTCCTCCTGCTAATGAATTAGTAGGAGCCCCTGAAGAGTTGAAAAAAATTAATAATTATAAAAGAGCACAATATGCCAATAGTCAAGACAATTAATGGGAATCTAGCAGAATTGCATAGATCGGGTAAAGCTCCGTTAATAGCTTTATGTTTAAACTCTGTAGATGTAATTACAGAAGATATTTCTAGGGATTTTCCTGAAGTAGTAGATGTAGTGACTAATTTTAATATGCCTAGTATTTATAGATTAGGAGATTATGTAGCAGCAAGAACTGAAACAGGTTCTGTGTTAGCATTCTTTAGTCATTTATTAAATACTGATAAATTAGAGTACTCTGCAATAAAGTCTTGTTTAAAGAAACTATCAGGAGAAGCAATTGCTAATAATATGTATATAGAATTAGCAATAAACAAGATCTCTGATGATGCTCAGTGGGCTATTATAAAGAAGCTTTTAAATATGCAAGAGTATTTATTTATTACTGTAGTAGATGATCAAGGAGAAGTACAGTTGGGTGAAGGAGAAGCTGGAGCAGTATCCTGAACTTAGAGATTCTAATGAGCGTCTTTATTATCACTATTTGCTTCATATTAAATATGACGTTAATAAGTCTGCAAAAGAATTATTAAAAGATATGGAGCAAAGGATAATTCCTTATTTAGACACATTTGGTAGGGCTTCCCGTAAAGTACAAGAGGAACATCCTCATCTGAGAGGTAAGTATTATCAACAAAGAAAGTCTAAAAAAGAGGAAGAAGTACGTGATGAGATTAGAAAATTAGGCTAAAATTTTGTATTTTTATATCTAAATCAAATTATTTATGGGACAATTAGTTTTCCTGGTTGGTAAATCAGGAATGGGCAAGTCTAACTCTTTAAGAAACTTAAATCCAGAGGAGACTGTTATTATTAATACTGACCAGAAAGCCTTGCCTTTCAAACAGTTTAATCTAAAGTACAATGAAGAAAAACGTAATTATCGTAAGACTTCTGATGTAAACGTAGTTATTGCTACGCTTAAAAAAGTCAATGATCTTCCTAATGTAAAAACTGTCATAGTTGATACATGGTCAAGAATCATGACTGATGCCATTATGAATCCTGGATTCAGAGCAGAAAAAGGCTTTGATAAATGGACTAAAATGGCTGCAGCTCAGTATGATTTGATAAACTTTATCAATGACTCAATGCGTGAAGATATCATAGTGTATCTATTTGCGCATCCAGAGACTCATTATGATGATGGAGGCTTTTCATCTGAGCGTATAGGTGTGCAGGGTAAGATGCTAGAGCGTTTTGTGCCTGAGTCGTTCAGCACTATAGTTCTCTATGCTGAGATTATTAAAACACCTGGGCAACCAAACAAGCATGTATTCAGAACTGTATCATCAGGCTCTGACACTTGTAAAACTCCTCTAGAAATGTTCGAAGAGGCTGCGATAGAAAATGATTTGGCTATTGTAAATCACGCTATTCGCGATTATTATTCAATTTAAAAACAAATAAAAATGCAAGAAGAAAGAGCTTTGACACTTGGAGAAAAAAGATGTCATATCAATTTCAATCCATCTTCAGATGATAAGATTGGAACATTCAAACGCATGATGGCTGACGCTATTGATTACATGAACAATGAATCAAATGCAACAACAGATCCAGAAGCAAAAAGATGTTTTGCTTTAGCAATGACTGAATTAGAAACTGCTCAGATGTATGGAGTAAAAGGAATTGCAAAAGGTTTAAAAAATTAATTAAAAAGTAAAATAAAAACAAATGGAAAATGTAGTTTGGGGAGAAGTTCCCGCACAAAGAAAAAGAAAAGAGGAGAAGTACACAACTCCTGTAGTTACAATGTCTGCAATCGAAAAAGTTGGTGCAGGTCGTAAGTTTACTTTTAACAAGGCAGCACAAGAAATCCTTGGAGTAGTTGGTGAAGAACGAGTAAGCTTTGGCTTTACTCCTGATGGTCAGCATATCTATATCCGTAAGGCTACTGGTGATGCAGGTTTTCAGTTGACTAAAACTTGTACAATAAGCGACAAAAGAACTTATGAGTATATTGTGAAAAGACTATCTCTTAACACAGAAACAGAGAATGACTTCGATTTAATTGATGTTTCTGCAACTATTGGTGCTGGTGTAGTGGAAATGGTATTGAAAACAAATACTCAAGAAGCTGTAACATTTACTACAACAGATTTAGGAGAAGTTTCTGATGATGTAGATTTATCTGCAGATTTATCTTCTATTCCTGAAACTCCTGAAGGAGGTAACATGTATTCTGAAGCAGAAGTAGTAGAAGAAAGTCCGTTTGTAGAAGAAGAAACTACAACAGAAGAGCCTATCGCAGAAGCAACTGACGAGGACGTTTGGTAATTAATTTTTTAACTTTTAAAAACAAATAAGTATGTATAATTTAAATGACGCATCTTTTAATGCGATTGAAGGTAAAGCAGTGTTTAACAATGGTAACGCTGGTGTAGTAGAAAATGTAACTGTTTCTGTAAAGAAGAAAACAGCAGAGGACAAGGAAAATGCTCCTGACTATAAATTAGTATTTACAGATGCTAATGGAGGATCTTGTGATATGTCTTTCTGGTATGTTACTGCTGCTACTGAGTATTCAAGTATTGAAGAGCAAGTAAAGAAGCAAGGTACTAAAATGAAGCATGTTATTCATGCTATTTATGGACAAGATTATCAGATTCCTGTAAATGCTACAAATGCTAAAGAATTGCTTGATCAATCTATGAAAGTAATTCGTGATGGTTTGCAGAATCCTGCAAAATTCCGAGTATTTGCTAACTATGGTACTAATAGTTCTGTAAAGAATTATATTCAGCCTCGTAGCTGGGTTCCTTTTATAGAATCTGCTAATGTACCTGCAACTGAGACTCGTCTAAAAGTAGGTAACTTAGATGCAATGGCTCGTTTAGATGCTGATACTCCTAATGTAGCTACTAAAACAGCGCCTGCTCAAACAGCAGCAACTGTAGACGGTGATGATTGGTAAAATTCTTTAATTTTACACGGGAGAGCTCTAATGCTCTCCCTTTTTTTTCTATGAAAAATTTTAATCTTAACTCATTAGGCTTTAATAGTCTTATTACTAAAGAAGATATTCTTAAACATGTTACTCAAGAAGAAGTCTTTTCTTTTTATATGGGAGAAGATATAAAACACTTAGGAGTATTCCATAGTCCATTACGGGAAGATAACATTCCTTCTTTTGCTTTATATTTTCATAAACATAATCGAAACACTTTGATGTTTAAAGATTTTGCTACTCAAGACTGCGGTGATTTTGTAGTGCTTGTGATGAAAATATTTAATTTATCTTATAATGAAGCGCTTAAAAAGATAGCAACAGATTTTAAACTTGGTGATTTTAATATACAAGCCAAGTCTAATACTGTTACTTATACTAGATTGGTGCAAAAAGATAGAGTTAAACTAGGAATTAAAATAAGACCCTGGGAAGTAAGAGATAAGAACTATTGGACAAGCTTTGGTATTTCTAAAAAGACTCTACAAAAATTTAATGTATTTCCTATTAGTTATATTTTTTATAACGATACTGCTGTTAAAGCTCACGAATATGCCTATGCATATGTAGAAGAAAAAGATGGGATTATATCTTATAAAATCTATCAGCCTTTAGAGGTTAAACTAAAAAAGTGGATTAACAATGCAAACTATTCTGTACATCAGGGCTATAGGCAACTACCTGATAAAGGAGATATATTAATTATTACAAAGTCTTTGAAAGATGTTATGAGTATTCATGACTGTTTAAATCTACCAGCTATAGGCTTACAATCAGAATCAGTAATGATGAAAGAGTCTGTAATGGAAGAATATAAGAGTAGATTTTCTAAAGTAATTTGTCTATTTGACAATGATGAAGCAGGTAAGAAATTAACTGCTAATTTTTCTAACAATTACAGCATACCATATTTGTTTGTGCCTGAAGAACCAGGTATAACTGACTTTAGTGACTTAGTAAAACATATGGGAAAAATAAAAGCTGTAGAAATAATTAACCAAAAAATTAAAGAGTTATGACGATATATCAATTTTTAAGATGGATGGAAGATCTGCTCT